CCAGGTATATTCATAACCATAAGAGCCTGTTGTGTAAGACGTTCTTGATTGGATGCCCATGGTCCTAGATAAGAGTACCTCTTGGCTACCTTGTCAGGTTGTACAGGTGCACGCCATGGCTTTGTATAATCATAAACGCCATCAAATTTCTGTGTCATCCTATTGCTCCTCTATGAGTTACCCAGGATGTTGCTTGTACTTTATTTGGTACATCAACACCTAACTCTCCAGCAGCATGCTGATACGCATGAACGAAGTGCTTGTATCTACCCATTGAACTTAAGCCTAGATCTTGAGACATAGTTCCTGTCTGGCGTGGAACTTTTAACTCTTCTAAATTCTTTGGCTTTCCTGTTCCAGCAAAAGGTCTGCCCATTGCAATGTCGTATGCATGACGATCAATTGTTACAGGCTCCTTATTACTTGGATCATTAATGTTCTTGAAGAAACTAGTTACTTTGTTTCCACCTAATACTTTTTCTGGCTCTTCACCTGCGTGAATTCTTTGGGCTTTCGCAACATTTGCTGGAAGGAGGGCGCTCTTAACATCGCCAGTCTTTACTAACTCCTTTGCCTCTCTAACATTTCTATCCCAATCACTTAATGGGGATAATGCCGCAATAATTCCTGCGCCACGTTTTGTGTCTCCACCACCAAGTTTGGTTGCTTCCTCATGTGCCTTTTCATACCATTGATGTCCGCCTTCAACAAATGCGGGAGATGCTTCACGGTACTTTTTAATAACGTTTTCTACATGGTCTTTAAACTGTGCTTGAGCAATATTCTGATCCCAACGACCGTGGGGATTTACTCCAAAGTAAGCCATATTATGCCCACGCAGGTCTCAAATAAGCAAGCATTGCTTGACGTCTTGCGTTAATTTCTCCAGGCTGATCTGCAACAGTGTTTGCTTTACCATCATTTACTAAATGAGGAGCAGGAGTTAGTTGTGTCTGTGGTGCGCTTCTTTCTGATCTATAAACAACTGCACCATTTATATTTACTAACTTTGCTTTCATTTGACGTTCAATGCCAGTCATTGGATGTATTTGTTCTGGCCAATAATACATAGAAGGTTCAATGCGCTCACCCTTGTGAACACCACGTTGATAGGCCTTCTGATTTACACGGTTCTTAATAGAGTCTAATAAACGATCATCTCTTCGAGATCGCATTGTTCCAAGATAACCATCTGGATATTCTGCAGAAGGAATACGACCAATACCCATGCGAGATTCATCAATTGCACTACGGGCTATAGGAGTTCCTGCACCACCCTGATTGTTATAGCCGTAAAGACCTCCACCACCAAGAGATTGCCAGTTTTGTGATGCTGAAAGATTATTAACTCCACCAGCCATTACACACCTCTATCTCTGCGGTTTTTTGCAATGGTTGCATAAACCTCATTTACTGAAATTTTTTTACCTTTATATGTAGAACCACGACTTATCTGAGATTGTTCTGCAAATTCTTGAGCCTTTGGTTTTGGTTCCATTCTTTCATACTCTGCTGTTCGATGTGCGCTTGCTACAAACTCTGGATTAGATTCAACACCAGGAACTTTGCGACCAAAATAAACATTACCACCCTGTGGGCGTCTTACATCTGTTCCACCTAAATCATAACCAGCAATTTGTTTGTTTTCTACACCAGCAGTGCGTGCACCTGGAAGGGTACTGTGTTTAACACTTATATCTGCAAATATTTTTCCACCAGTTTTCCATGCACCCTGATAAACATCGCCTGTTGCTTTTGTTTTATTTTCTTTTTTAAAACTCTTTGCTTGTTCTGCAGTATATGGTGCGTCAGTAATCTTTTCAGCACCAGGAATTGAAACCATAACTCCAGGACCTTTAGGAGATTCACCAGTCTTAAAACTTCTGCTGGCTCCACCTTCGTTGGCTAAATTAGCAAATTGTTCATTACTAAGCATTTGGGTTTCTACCACCAGAGTTAGGTGTAACTGATGTATTTGTAGAAGTATCATCCCAATTAAATGTTGTGCCAGCAGTTTTTTTAGATAATGATAAAGGTCTACCACCACCAATGCTTCTATTTTTCCATGCAGTTGCTTGAGCAGCAGATCCTGCTGTAGAAGAACTAAATGATAGCGGCGTATCTACATCTGGCGTTTGTGGCGTCATCGAGTTGTTAGCGCCGAATTGTGAATTCGACAATGATGCCATTTTAGTAGTCGCTGCCCATTCCACCTTGGAAGTTAGGATTTTGACGTCCTGATACAGAGGGAATAGTTCTTGCATTAGTCATAGTTGAACCTGCACAAGGATCAATGCAAGGCATTGATGCAGTAATTCTATGTGCAGCACCTTTGCGCTCAGACGCTGCGGCATCTGCTACAAGTACATTCTTTCTATTTGCTTTTGTACCATACATTGGCTGTGCTGCTTGAGTATTCTTCTTTGGCATCAATGTACCAACAGAAGGTGTACCACTTACATTAGTAAATGTTGCATTTGCACCAGATGGGGTGTATTGATCTGGGCTCATATCTTTTTTCATTTTAGTACCTGCTGACTCTAGATGGTTTGAAGGTGCGCCCATGCGACGTCGCATTGCGTGACCCATATCTGTCCAATTTGCCATGGTGACTCCTTAGTGTATGTCTAAGGATAGAACTAAATTAACTTGCTGTAATGACGAATACAATGGCGGAAATTTCTCCGTCACGAGATTCAATAGTGGTAAAGCCTGGTTTGCAGGTTAAATCTAAACCTCTAGGGGCTACATAGCCACGAGATATAGCAATTGCTTTTACTGCTTGGTTTACTGCCCCTGCACCTACAGCACGTAACTTTACTTCGTGCTTTTCGTAAATAGCATGAGCAATTGCTGATGCAACGCTTTGAGGATTTGAACTTGCACTAACTCTTAAAAACGGTTCGTCATTAGAAACAGGGATTTCAGGTGAAGTTGTCATGTCTAGTAGTCCTTTGGGTCGAATTTATGTACCGCTCCTAGAATATAGGGTAAGGCTAAAGTCTTGGGGCGTCTCTGTATTTAGGATCTTTCATTTGTTCGGCAACTGCCTTCTCGACCTCATTATAGAAGTTTTTTCCTAAGAGCCTTGCAAGAGCGTAAGAATCTGCGGCATTGTCATCATTAAATTCTATGCCCCATCTCTTGTATATTTGTAGCAACATCTCTTGTTTTTTTGCATTACCTTTTCCTGCAGCAAACTTTTTTAAGGTCATAGGTGGAACTTTTAAGGGAAATTTTCGAGGATCATCCTCTTCAAAATAATCAAAAATAGTTAGTCTGACGGTGGCTGACAACTCTCCCAATACGAGGGCTGCATGACTAGCAAGAACGGTGCCCTCCATTGCTATGTCTAAAATTGTATTATTATTTTCTTCAAGATAATCTAGATGATCTACTAACCATTGTCTAATATCAGCAAGTCTTTCAATTCCAAAATAAGGTGATTTATAAACCCATGTAATATATTTTGTTGGATCATCAAATTGAAGTGCGGTTAATGCAAAGCCAGTAAGTGATTGATCTATTCCTATTGTTACGTTGCAGTCTTTAGGTAAATTACCATCAATCGCTTTGGTTGGCACGGCGTTCTCTTTCATCTATGACCATTTGCACAGTCCCTAGATAACCCGCCCCATCAACTAGGTTGTCTCTCTTTTGTTGGTGAACTTCACGGCAAATTTTTACCCAAGCCATTGCTAATCCAACCTGCTCTTCTGTTACATCTGTACCAAAAATTACTTCCCAACCTTTAGCAATACGATTAAAATTATCTAATGGATGATCATAAGATTTGTTACGATCTCCTGTAATTAATCTTTGAGCCTCTTCAAGTATTGTTTCTTTATCCAAGTTCAAAGTATGCTCCTTTTATTAAATAATTACTTGCTGGTTTTGTTAAAGATAGCAAGTAATCATATGTCTCTTTAAATGAGTTACGTTTGTTTAGTGACCACCAAGCAGAAAGTGCTGCAGTTGAATTGGATGTTCCGACAGATGTTTTAATAGAGTTATCTAACATGCGAGAAATGTAGTTGTCTGGAATGTAGATGTCTACTTTTCCTTTTGCGTTACTGTATGTTTGAATAGTTCCTCCAGAGGTAACTGCTCCAACAGAGACTACTTCTTTCCAACATGCTGGAGTAAAAACTTGTTTTGTATTGCCATCATTCCCAGCAGCGGCAATTACAGGAACATTTACTTTCTTTAAAAGACTTACTTGTTTTTTAAATGTGGTTGACACATTGCAGGTGTTAAAGGTATTGCCTTGAGAGAGACTTACAACAGAGATGTTGTATTTCTTTTGATTCTTTGTTATCCAAACCAATGCATTATCAATATCCTCTGTGTAATAATCTGCGGGTTTTCCTTTTGGATCTATACCGACAATTCTAATTAAAATAACTTTTGCTTTAGGATTAACTTGAGTAATTATAGAAAGCATTCGAGTGCCGTGGCCTAAAACTTTGTTATTAGAAACGGGGATATTAGCGGCCCCTTCACCTTCCATAAATTTTTTGCCATTTGGACAGGTGAATTCAGAAACAATACAAACCTCATACACAACATTATTTTTAAATAACTCTGTATTTGTTCCAGAATCTATAACTGCTATAGATTCTAAAGAGTCTGCCTGTACTGGTACTACCTGTAAGCCAAGTAGTACCAGCGCAAGAACTAAGGATTTTTTAGTCAATTAACCAGCCATTAAGTAAGGTATAAAATCTATTTAAATACCTTTCTATTAATGCAAGTTTGCCTTGGATGTTTGCTTGAAGTTGAGCCCTTGTTTTTGGCGTTTCAAACACTGCCATTTCTTTTATCAAACCATCAGTTGCAGAAATAGTTGCTCCAGTAGTTGGTGTGATTTTTGGATTAAAAATCATTTGACCATCTACAAAATTGTCTGGACCAAAAGTAACTTCAGTTGAATCAATTGTGGTTACTAAAGTTGCGGTGTCAACTGTTTCGGTTCTAGTTACTGGCACAGAGCCTTGTGTAAATACTTGTGCTTGTGAATCGTATCTAACAACCTGCTCTGGTGTTGGATTTTGTGTAAAAACACTTCCTTGATTTTGTCCAGTTACAGGATTAGCAGGAACTTGTAACACTAATTTTTGTCCTGCCCAAGGAGTGTCGCTTGGCATTGTGCCATTCCATGAACCAGATGATCCACAAACAGAGGCCTGACAAACAATTACGTTTGTAACAACCCCAGATGAATCTACAACAGCGTATGTTGCTTCACCTTCTCCTGCATTAGCAGGTATAGCAGAAACGTTTACTAACGCAAATGCTATTAACAATACTTTACTTATTTTTTTCATGTTATGAATGTATCCCTCCGTCCCATGCGGGACTCGTTTGTTCTCCGTGTTATTTCCCTCGAAACTAAAGTAATGTCTCGTTCTTGATTTGAGAGCATCATCTCTAAGATCTTGCGATAAGCATACCGCTCCTCATAAGTATCTCCTAATTGGATAATCTCTGGATCGGTAGCAATCTGAGCCTTGGCTAAACTTACGGTTGAGCCTTTTGAGGCTGCTCCCATTTTGAGTATTAGCAGTTTGTTCTCAGCCATGTCTAAGGCTCTCTGAGCCTCACGCTCACTAAGTTGAGCCTGAACTAATTGCGAAGCAAAGTAATCGGCCCAACCAGTAAGAGTAGTAAACATTATGGCTAAGTCTTCACTGCTCAACTCTGTAATGTCAGGTGGTAATACTGCCTGTTCGTACTGTGGCTTTGGTAGGGCAAGACCCCTCTTCATTAAGACTTCTATCTCACTCATTACTTTCCAATCAAAGAACAGTATTTACAACCAGCAGGATCAACATTACAGGCAGGTGAAACACCTGCATCAACTGCATCTATTACTTTTTGTGCAGCATTAAAGATTCTTTCTACTACGTAATAGTCAGACTTAATTGTGAACTCTTTATAATCTTGGTCTGCTTTTAATTCATAAATAAAAACAATTTCATTAGGAGCATCCTCGCCAAATTGTCTTTTGGCTAACTCTAAGTACATCTGTCCTTGAAGTAAGTGAGTTCTAAATGGACGACGAATATTTTTCCAAGCCTTTGTTAGGTCACCATCTGCATCGTAGAGTAACTCTGGCGCTTCAAATCTTAGTGTTCCTGCGCCAATGGATTTAATTTCAATTAAACAATCATCTCCAATACCTTTGACCCAGCCATCTGCATGGCCATGAATACGAAGAGGTTCATAAACTAGGGGAACTTCTTTGTACTCAAATACTGAAGGGCCACTATTTACCTCAGAACTAACTCCCCATTCAGATTTATCATCTGTTTCACAGTACCAGTTCCCATATAAGACACCCATATCTGCTAATCGATTTTGCCATTTAGCATGGATGAAATGTCCTTCATCAAATATATTTTGAAGGCGAAGATTAGGTTTTTCTTTCTTGGCCTTACCACCATTTAATAGATAATAAGCATACTTGTGACACCAGTCGGCTTTAATAATTTCAGAAGGATGAAGTACGTCCGTCCTTCTATTTGACTCTGGCTGTCTCATTAGGTGACGTTCTATGTCTCCTATTAATCTAGTATCAGCCTTTTTAGTATCAAGGAACTTCTGTAAGTCTGTCTTAGGTGTTGCCATTAGTATTCCTTGTCTGTACTGAAAATAAATTCTTTTAGGGACATTTTCTTTTTGTATTTCTTTTGCCACTTTCTCATTAAAGCATTACGTTCTCTGTGGCTTAACCCACCCCAGATTCCGTGTGGCTCATCTCTTTTAACGGCATCCCACAAACATTGGGCCCGTACTGGACAATGGTTTTTTCCTGT